GTATAGGTCAGATGTTCGGGGTGGTTGGTGGAGTTATGAAAGAAGCTGGCTATGAGGGCTACGATCTTTTATGTACTAAAGAAGGGTTTGTGGTAACACCAAAATGATTGAGATAAAAGACTCAGGTAGCAACAAATTCAGGCAGAGATTACTAGTAGCCACCCCCACCCTAGGACTGGTAAGAATGGAGTGGGTAGCTGCTAGATACAATCAGATCATCCCTACTAACTGGTCTAAGACAGACATGACCCAGTACATGAATGGATATATTCCTCTTAGATACACGGTAGCCGATGCACAGAACATGGCAGTTAAAGCTTGTGTAGAAGGTGACTTTGAGTGGTTGATGTTTATTGAAGACGATACCATGCCCCCTGTTGATGGGTTCTTACGCTTTACTGAGTACATGGATAAGGGAGACATCCCCGTTGTTTCAGGTTTGTACTTTACAAGATCAGTCCCTCCAGAACCAATGGTTTACAGAGGACGGGGTAATCACTACTTTAGAGATTGGAAACTAGAAGATAAAGTATGGGTTGATGGCGTTCCTACTGGAATGTTAATTATCCACGCTAATCTATTAAAAGCAGTTTACGAAGACTCGTCGGAATATAGGATCAACTCTACGGGTGATGTAGCTCGGAGAGTCTTTGACTCACCTACACAGAGCTGGTTTAACGAGGAGACGGGCGCACAAGAGACGCTAATAGGAACTTCTGATCTAGACTTCTGTACACGAGTAATAAAGGGTGACTACCTAACTAAAGCCGGATTCCCTAAGATAGCTAAGAAGAAGTACCCTTTCCTGATAGACACAAATATATACGCCAAACACATCGAGAAAGACGGCAGGCAGTTCCCGCTAGAATTTCCTAAAGAGTTTCTACCCGATGACAAGCGAGGGTCACAGGAGATAACGTGAGACTAGTTAGTGCTAACGTAGAGCAACTAACTTCTAAGAAGAAGTGCTTTATGTGCAGACACAAACTAGATGGCTGGCTTGCTCCCGGCCAAGGCGTGAGTGTTGAGTTTGCCTATCATATGAGCGACACACACGGTATCCCCTATCAGATCTTGTGGGGGTGGATATATAACTACGTCTACGGTGTTATGGATTTCAATAGTCTAACCCAGGTGCTATCATATCCAGATGAGTAACCCACCAGACTTAGGAATCGAAGTCAGCGAAGAAATCGGTGTAGATGAAAAAATCTCTTAACATATCCATAAAAGAAGATATAACGACCACCGAGAACCTAACCAACTATAAGAAGTGGTTCAACGGTATGAAGAAGTTTAGTTCGGTTAAGGTATTGCCAAAACGCTTGAAGTAGGTTAGATACGGTCTTGATGGAACAAAAGACCAGAGTATACGACATAGCTGCCAAAACAATGGTGTTGGCTGACGACCCAAAGTTTACCGAGACTAAAGCAAAGACGGATAAATACGTCATGCTTTCTACCGGCCTAACAGATACGAACAAAACTGAACTGTATGAGGGTGATGTAGTTACTTACGAACAAGAAAACTACAGTGTTCATCTTAAGGGTAAGGAGTACGTTTTATCCGATGGTTATAATGGGTTTCTTATCCCAGACTGGTCACAAGTTGAAGTAATAGGCTGCATCCTAGATTATCAGGTGGACAGGTAATGGCAACAACTGGCGTACTTGATCCGGCGGCCGGAACAGATTTAGCTATCCAACGTGGTGATAACTTCGGCTTTGGTACTAGTGGAGCACTGATTTATTGTATTGCGGCTGCAGCAGGAAGTGGTAGGTACAACGGCGGTTTTCGCTTTACAAGCCTTGGTATTCCATCTGGCGCCACGATAACGGCAGTTAATATAACGGTTACTCCGCAGAATACATCTTATGATGATATTAACTGTATTGTTCTGGTTGAGGATCAAGCCAGCCCACCCACTTTCGATACGACTAACACGGTAAATAACCGAACGTATTACGGCACTACTTCTTCATGGACTGCTGCATCCCTTGGGACTTCTAGAGCCACTGTTACTGGTAGCACAACCGACACAAACCTATTGGCTATGTTCCAACATCTAGTTGATACCAATGGTGGTATAACAGATGTAGTTATTCAGCTACAGGGTCAAACATCGGCACCGTTCTACGGATATCGTATTAACTCCTGGACGGCTGGCTCAACCTATTGGCCACAACTAGAGGTTACTTATACTACGGGGGCTACTGATCTATCTATCTCTAAGTCTGACACAATAACCGTCTCTGAATCAGTCGGTAGATTACTAACTAGCAACAGAAGTGTATCTGATACCGTAACAATTACTGAAAACGCAAAGTCTACACTGGTCAATAATGTCAACGTAAACGACACCATTATATCTCTCGATGGTTACAAATCGTTGTTCTACGACGGGTTTGAGGCAGGGCTAGGATTGTGGACACAGGCTGGCTCTACTATAACCAATGACGCTAGTGTATTCTACGCAGGTGCTAAGTCAGCTAAGTTCGACGTAACTGGCGCAACAGCTTACATGACGGCTATAGCTTCCCCAACAGACCAAGCTGGGCCGGTTCACTACACTCTAAGGTACTACCATCCAGCCAACCCCACACTTACCACGCAAGTAATAAACCTTGTAAATACAGCCGGAACACTGGTTACTGGTTTTAAGATAGATACATCCGGTGTACTCACAGGTAAGAATGAAGACTTTAGCGATGGTGGAATCGTAGGGACTGTCTCTACTGGAGCTTGGCACCACATAGACCACTGGTACAATCCTGCAACGGGTGAGAATAGGGTTAAATTAGACGGCGGTTCTTATACTACGTGGACTAATACAAGTACATCCCTGAGTTGGGCCAAAATTTCGATAGGTATATTAAACACTTCTGTCTATATCAACTACTTCGACGAAGTAACTATAGACTCTAGCGTCCCTAAAGTTGAACTGAATAGCCAGATAAACAAAAGCGACTCTATTACTATCACCGAGAGTACATCCACCCTCGTTCCGTTCCTAGTACCCTCAGTTTCAGACACGATTACAATCACAGAAAACGTTTCGTTGTTCCGGACCCCTCTATACATCTCGACATCTGATTCTGTGACCATCACAGAGAATAAAGTGGCTGATCTTACTGTAGGTGTTATCGTTACCCCTGGCATACAGCAGATACAGGGAGTGAGGATAGTATGAGCCAAATCAAACAACATATTGACATGTGTGTTGGCCCGTTTCAAAATGCTGGAACGGCTAATACTTATACGATATTCCCAGAAATTAGGGCTAAACTTAACACTGCCGACTTTGATGGAACCATATTATATTACTTCGAGGTCGATCTATTATCTCTCGCTGTAGGTGGTACGGCCTACGCTGAATTGTATAACGCCACTGATAGTACTTCTGTGTCAAGTTCAGAGGTTAGTATTGCTTATGATGGTAATAGTTCAACAAAAAGGATACGTTCAGGGGCAATTAGTCTATCAGGTGACAAAGAATACACCATTAGAGTAAAACACGACATAACTAATCTTAGTAATGCGGTCTTATATGGGGCCAGAATTATTGTGGTTCAATCTGGAACCATTACCAAAACCCAAATACAAATCGAACTTGGTGTTGAAGCAAATGCAAGCTCCACCTCGACAAGTAACATTCTTGATGAAGCGGGGACGTTTCTCTATGAAGCGTCTAAATATGATGGTTCGGTTACCATACGACACGATGCTGTTATTAAGTCAACATCGGGGAATACAACCTCGTCAGGTATTTATGATGTAACTGCTGCAGGTGTAATTTCCTCAAGTACAGTATCTACTACTAGCACATCGTATAGTACTCAATCTAGCAGTAGTATAACTCTAGTTGACGGCAACGAATACAGGCCGACCTCGTATGTCTCAGCCGGATCGTCAGTCCCTTTTGAGGGAAGTAGGCTTGTAATCACCCTGACAGGCTTCACTAAGTTCCTTTCATATCTAATGCTCCACAACGCTGCTAGCAATGAAAGCACAACGTCTTCATCCTACCAATACTATGCAGATAGTATGACCATCATAAACCCCACCGATTTCAGTTCTGCAACGTATAAGCACGAAGCAGTCATAAAGATAAGTAACGCTGGTCAAACTGTTTATTCAATACTTGCGCCCTATACCTATCCTGGATCCATAGGAACCGCTGACAGTAATTCAGAGGTTTCATATACAGGCACTACTACCCGTCATCGTGCCAGATCGGCCGCAGTGACTCTCTCTGCTGGTGATGTTGAATATGGAGTGGGCGTTAAGGCCACGGGGGCTGCTACAGCCACCCTAGCGCAAAACTACCTTATTATCGAGGCATTATTAGATAGTGGTACCGGCCCTTCTGTTTCAGACACCGTAACTGTCACCGATTACCCCAACAGCTATTCAGACAATATATTCATTCGTGAAAGCGTCACTGTAGCTATAGCAGCCGGTACTGATCTTAGTGTTAGTGTATCTGATACGATAACCACCTCTGAATCTACCAAGGTGGAGTTGAATAGCTTTGTTAATAAGTCAGATTCGATCACGATAACCGAAGCGACTAAAACAGAACTTAACTCTAATATATCGGTTCAAGACTCCATAACCATTACAGAATCCACTAAGACTGAATTAAATAGCTTTATTAACGTCAGTGATAACGTCTCTATAACTGAGAGTGTTAATGTCAACATAGTCGCTGCCGGTGGGATCTCCATAAATGTTTCGGACAACATAACCCTATCAGAGAATGTAACCCTTCTTGAATCTATCTCCGTAAGCGTTTCTGATACCGTTACAATCACTGAGAACATTAAACTCCTTCTAGAGTCGAACATCAACGTAAACGACTCTGTGACCATCACAGAGGCCCTACAGCGTCTTCTAACCTCATTTATAGCAGTTAGTGACTCGATCACGATTAGTGAAGCCCTGACGATGCTGATGACCAGTTTCATCAATGTTAGCGACACGGTAACTGTAAGTGAAAACGTCAACGTAAATATAGTGGCCGCTGGTTCGATCACGATTAACGTATCAGACGGTATAACGATCTCTGAATCTCTAAGCATGTTAATGACTAGCTTCGTTAATGTGTCGGATAACCTCACTGTTACAGAGAACGTATCCGTAAGCATACAGGCTGGAACAAACCTCGCTATATCTGTCAGCGACAGCATTACCATAACTGAGAATGTTCAGCTACTAGAGAGCGTCAGTATATCCGTATCAGATTCAGTGACGATCACGGAGAGTAGACAGGTCACATTAGAATCGAACATTAGTAAGAGCGATTCAATAACAATCACCGAGTCTATCGGCCGGTTAATGACCTCGTTCGTACAAGAGACAGAGAACATATCGATAACTGAGAACACCCAGTTATTCCGTACACCGCTGTTCATAAATGTATCTGACTCTATAGTGATAACCGAGTCGGTTACCGCATTGCAAGCTGGACTGTTACTGATTAACAAGTCTGACTCTATAACTATCACAGAGTCGGTTAGTCTCATAGTAACCAACGCAGTTATCGGTAATATGGGGACTGATTCAGTAGAGACGATATCTGACTCACCTGGTAGTGCAGTAACCGGAACTTCAGCAACAGATTCAGTCGAATCTATAACAGCTGTAAACGGTGCACCGGAGTCTATTACAGGCACTGATTCAACCGAACCAATAACATCCGGAACCCCTGAGACACAGGACAGTGACTCTATAGAAGGTATGGGTTATTGACGTAATTAGATAAAGCATTAAATATAAGGATAATTATGGAAGAAGAAACAAAGTTCGTAGAAGCAACTATCACTAAGGCCGATGACGGTAGTTTCATTGCTATTGCATCAACTAATTCAGTGGATCGACATGGAGAGATTGTAGATAACAATGGATGGGATCTAAAGTCCTTTAAGAAGAACCCTGTTATTCTCTGGGGCCATGATCATGGAGAACCAGCTATTGGAGTAAGTAAGAAGACTTGGGTAGAAGGTACGGGTAAGAAAGCCAAGCTAATGATCCAACCCCTGTTACATGATGTTACTGAGAAAGCCCGAGCTATTAAACAACTAGTAGATATGGGTGTTATTAAGACTCTATCTGTAGGGTTTAAACCTTTAGAATCCCCTGACGGAGTAACTTTCACTAAGAACGAACTTCTTGAGGTCAGCATGGTAAATGTCCCAGCTAACGCTGATGCAATGATGATGGCTTATAAGGGTTTGAAGAAGTCAGGCTTTGATGAAGAGGTAATAAAAGATGTAGGGATTGCGACAGAGCTTATTGACATGATAGTCCCTTTGCAGAAAGATATAGAAGAATTAAGAGAGTTGGTGAAGGCGCAGCAATCCGTCAATCCACAAACAGAAACAAAAATCGTCCGTCAGCGACTGTCTATGAATAAGATCATAGCCAAAGCAGCGGATAAACTACTAGAAGAAGACAAAAAGTCTGTCCCCGTAGACCAAAAGAATTTAATAAAAGTTATTAAAAGAGCCAACGAGATATTAACCGTTGGAGAAAAAGGAAAGTTATAATGGGAGTTATTGCAGACTTGCTCGAGAAGAAAGCGCTAGGAACGCTTACTGACGAAGAGCAAAAACAACTAGATACAATGCTTAAAGAAGCAGCTTTGGCTAATACCAAAGAAGAGAAAGACGACGACGAAAGTGTAGAAGATCTAGCACAGAAGATGGCAGATATTCTTACTAAGTCACAAGAAGAGAGCAACCAACGATTTGAGAAGCTTCTCGAGACAATGAACGAGAAGAAGGTGGAAGAGAAGAAAACTGATACACAGTTTATCGTCGACAAGAAACTCGGTAAGAGTCACACTGTAGAAGACTTAGGTGAAATTAAAGTTCTCCTTCCTGGACGTAAAGAAGCCGGTAAGAAGTTTACTGATGTTTCACAGAAAAGTGTTGAGTTCTTCTCAGCCCTTTACTCTGGCGACAAGCAGAAACTACAGATCCTTTCAGAAGGTTCTGCTGCTGACGGTGGTTACCTAGTCCCTGAAGAGTTTGCTAACGTTATTATCGAAGACATTCGAGATATTAATGTTATGCGACAGATTGCTAGTGTAATGACTACTAATACTGATACTGTTCATATCCCGTCATTGATTAGCCGACCAAAGGCTGCATGGCGTGCTGAGAAAGCCACAAAGAACACCTCTACTGCAACATTCAGTGAGAACATTCTTACCCCTTACTCGGTTGCTGCAATCGTACCACTTTCAAACGAGTTGGTAGCTGATGCTCAACTAGGTGTAGGTGGTTCTATTGTTAACTACATTGCTGGTCTTATGAGTACAGCAATTGCAGAAACAGAAGAGGACGCTTTCTGGAACGGTAACGGTTCAGGCAAGCCAACTGGAGTAGATAACTATTCTCTAAGAACTTACAACGCCGGTGCTGGTGCGACAGATGCACAGCGTGCAGATGCAATCATTAACGCATACGCTAACACCCCACAAGGTTACCGAAACCGTGGTGTATGGGTAGGTAGTATGAGTGCATGGGGACGTGTCAGTGGTCTTAAAGATACAACCGGACAGTATCTCTTAACTAGCCTGGCTAACTCACCAACTCAGTCACTAAGAGGACGACCTGTATACGAATCAGCATTTGTACAACAGGGCAAATTGTTCTTCGGTGACTTTAGCTACTACCAGATTGTTGATCGTGAAGGTATCTCTGTAAGGGTATCTGACGAAGCGACAGTAGGTGGTTCTAGCGCCTTCGAAAAGAACTTGACCTTCGTACGTGTAGAAAAGCGAGTAGACGCAGAGCTTCTACTTCCTGCAGCGATTACAGAAGTTCAAGGAATTGGTACTCCGTAACGGTAGTATCCTGACGATTGGGGCCACAGGCCCCTTTCGTGAGGAGATTAATATGCTTAGAGTTAAACTTCTAAAGACCAACAAACACGGTACAGCTGGAGAGATTATCTACCTAGATAACAACGAGTCTTTCGGTTTGATAGATTCTGGCTTTGCAGAGATCACCAAAGACATAACATCCACAGATATTAAAACCAAATCAGACGAGGAACAAGCTGATGGAAAACTACCAGTGCACTCAGTGCAAAAGAAGCTTTAGAAACTACAGAAGCGATAAGAGTAAATACTGCTCTAAGCAATGTAAATACGATAGCCAGATTATTGATAAGACTTTAGTTTGTAAGTATTGTTCAAAACAGTTTATGTTTGAACGCAGCGGTAGAAGCTATAATCGTAGAGAATACTGTAGTAAACGATGTTTAAGTATGGGCATGTCTATTACAAAAACGGGGACTGTAGCTTGGAACAAGGGGATTAAATACTTAAGTATAAGAGGCAGTAATCACTGGAACTGGCAAGGTGGTAAACCTCGTAATCTAAGACTCACAACTATATATCGTGATTGGCGCAAAGCCGTATTTGGTAGAGATGATTACACTTGCCAGTTATGCGGTACAAGAGGCGGAGAATTAATAGCTGACCATATAAAACCATTTGCGTACTTCCCGGAACTGAGGTTGGTTATTGATAATGGGCGTACCTTATGCAAAGATTGTAACTACGAGGTTACTTATGTAACGAAAGAATGGAGAAAATATGGCCTCAATACTTAGTTATGCCCTCACGGATTTGGCCTCAGTCAAGGAGTCGCTAGGGATAGCTTCTAGCGTCACTACATACGACAACCTTTTAATAAGGAAAATAAATCAGGCTACTAAAGCTATTGAAAACTATACGGGTAGAAGGTTTAAACTCACTACCTATACCAACGTAGAGTACTCTGGTACTTACACAGATCAGCTAGTACTTCGCCAGCGTCCAGTCACTGAATTTACAATGCTGGGTAATAGAGACACCTCTTTAAATGAGGCTGACTGGAACACTATAGATACCAACTTATATTTTATAGATGCTAACGCTGGTATTGTAGATCTAACCTTCGGAACTAACAATAGGTATGGAGCATATAGAGTATCCTACACTGCTGGTTATGGGACTATCCCCGATGATCTAGCAGAAGCATGCGCTTCACTAGCTTGCTATTACTTTAACAACCGAGACGGCTCCCAGATCGGTGTTACTAAGAAGAAGGAAGGGCAACGAGAAGTTAACTACTCTAATAACAATAGTTCTTCTACCTTTAATTCGATATGTTCTCAGTTAGGTATTGATGGGATAATCGCTAGTTATTCAAACAACCCGATTATGACAAATAGATGATGTACTTCAACAATTCAGAGATTCAAATCTACCGTAGACGTAAGAAGGGCAATACCGACCGCTATGCCATGTCTGCCACGTTTACAGCCTTCTCAGGCGACATTCAACCAGCAAGCCAGGAAAGGGTCGAATTTGTATCAGGACGCATTGGAGCGGTCTTTACGGGCTTTGTAGACACTACTGTAGATATTAAAGAGGGTGATCAGATCAGTGTCTCAGGCAAACGATATTCCGTTAAGGGTGTACAGATTTGGTCAGGTGCAGGACTTCTAGATCACAAAGAACTATTACTCACGAGTCAGGATGCATAATGCCTACAGTAGACGTAAAAATAACTAACCTACCACAGATCAGAGCAGCCTTTTCTAAGGCACCTGGTTTAATGCGTAGTGAGTTGAATACGGCTATTAAGAAAACTATCCTCACTATCCAGCGAAGAAGCATGATTAACACCCCTGTTCTTACAGGACGTTTAAGGGCTTCTACTCGCTCGCTCTTCGCTGATCTTAGAGGTGAAGTCGGTACCAATACCAACTATGACGTTTTCATACATGAAGGTACTAGGTTTATGAAAGCCCGACCATATCTTAAAGACGCAGTTGACGAAAGTGCCGGAGATATAGATAGTAACTTTAAAGAAGCCGTACAGAACGTATTAGATAAGATTGGAAGGGAAGTATGAGTGTATCAACTGATATTAAAAACCATGTTAAGAGCAACGTACAGTCCTGCCCTTCGGTTCAGGTTGTTTATGGGCATGAAGAAGTTAATCCCTCTGGCTTTCCAGCGGTGATGGTGACAGCAACAGATATGGATGGTGAGTTTTCATCTAGTTCAGAGAACAGTCGAGTTTACGCTTTTAGGATAATGATTCTGTTTCCAATAGGGCAGGATTATCCTGTTACTACTAATATGAACCGTATGGAATACGCCGAGCAGGTGCTTGCCACTGTTATTGACGAAATGGTAAATGTATTCGACACTGACTTTGTGCTTGCTGGATCAGACTCAACCGTATTATTTGTTCAAGCAACAGATGTACAGTGGGGTTACACCAACTATGAAGGCGGTGAAGCGAGATCAGCGCAGCTAACATTAAAGATATATACTGAGAAAACAGTAGTCTAAGGAGAAAACAATGACAAAGTTTGTAGGTCGAAGAGGAGCACTAGGGGTAGCTTTTGAAGCATCTCGTGGTACACCAGTTAGCCCTGTCTACTGGATTCCACAAGCTAAACTAAGCTTTCACGATATGATCGAATCCGCAGCAGAAGATCAGGGTTTTGGTAATATTGCAGACCAGGATTCATTTTACGTTACATTAACTAAAGGTGAAGGCGATGTAGACGCTCAGCTGTACGACCAGGGACTAGGATATATTCTAGGATCTTTGTTAGGTGCAAAACCAGTTACTTCAGGCTCAAACCCTTACACACACACCTATACTTTGTCACAAACTAACCAAGCCGTTACTCTGTCCCTCTACTGGAGTGATCCAGACCGCAAGTATATGTTCCCATTCGTTGTAGTAGACTCTCTGAAAATGTCCATCAAACCCCTTGGCCTAGTTGAATACACCATAGGATTTAAGAGTAAGGATGCTAGAGACTGGGCTACTGTTGCTCCAGTATTCACTACACTTGGTAACAAGTTCCTTCACCAACACCTAGTATTCAAACTTGCTTCAGCTGTAGGATCACTAACAGCCGCTAGTAATATCTCACTTAAAGAGTTGAACCTAACTATCTCACGTAACGTAATACACGATGTAGTAATGGGTACGGTTGAACCAGAAGACGTACTAAGTCAACAAATAAGTATTGAGGGTGATGTATCTCTTAACCTACAAGATGACACCTATCGCAACTACATGTTACAGAACACCTATAGGGCTATGGAGATCAACCTACTTAACAGCACCAGTTCATCTCTCGACCTAAGATTCCCAAGAGTATCGTTCTCTGAGTGGGAGCCAGACTACACACTAAATGAGATAGCTAAACAGAAGATCAACTTCAAGGCAAACTATGACAGTGCGAATGCACTGGACATCATAAGTACGGCTGTGCTGATAAACAGTAAAGTCAGCTATTAATAAGGAGGTCAGATGGCTATAGTAATAAAGAAGAGGGTTAGTTTAGAGTTTCTTGGGGAAGAGTATAGGGAAGCTTATCTAGTTTTCAGAGCAATACCGGCAATAGACTTTGATGAGGTTGGAACTAGGCTAAACGAAGTTGAGAAGGATAACGCTTCTTCAGTTAAAATAGTTCTCGATGTTTTGAAGACTTACTTCCTTTCTGGTAAGTTCCCTGACGATGCAGGGTTGTCCGATGTGAACAAAGAAGACTTAGATGGGCTTGATCCTATCTCACTTACAAAGTGCTTCCAAATATTTACGGGGCAAGAAATTGACCCAAAAGACGGGACGCTATTGACGAGTTCATTGCCAATGGCGGACACTCCCCCAGAGAGTTCATAAAGTACAGATACCAAGAAATATTTGGCCTAACTAGTTACGAAGTGGATGCCGAGCCTAACGATCGGTTATTGACCAATTTATACATCTGGGGTGAAATACAGAAGAAACAAGAACTTGAACAAAGGCTAAATGACCATGGCAGACGCTAACATCCGAGCAGTAATTACAGCTAAAGATGAGGCTAGTCATACTCTAAGTAATTTCGCTAAGAATGCGGAAGGTTCATTCCTTAAAATGGGCGCAGCCATTGGTGCTGTCTCGGGTATAGTCCAATCAGTAGCTACTAGAGCTTTTGACGCATTAGGCGATTCAATCAGCACGGCGGTGAAGCGTGTCGATACTCTTGATAACGCTGCTAGAACATTCGAGAACATGGGGTTCAAGGCTGAGGACACAACCAAGTCCATGAAGGCTTTAAAAGATTCCATCCTTGGACTGCCTACTCCTCTCGATGCAGCCGTAAGGAATATGACCCTTCTTGCATCGTCCACCAACGATATAGGGAAATCCCAAAAGTTGTTTACAGCGCTTAACGATGGAATTATAGGGTTTGGCGGAACTACCGAACAGGTTAATACGGCTGTTGTACAACTGAGCCAAGCGTTTGCTGGGGGTAGAGTTATGGCTCAGGACTGGAACTCTATGCTTAACGCAGGGCTAGGGCCAGCTCTTAACGCAATAGCTAGACAGATGAAGATCACCCAACGTGACTTAAAGGATGGATTATCCGATGGTTCAATATCTGTCGAGAAGTTCCAAAACGCCTTAATAAAACTAGATGAAGAAGGTGGAGGGGGGCTTAAATCATTACAGAAGATAGCTAAAGACTCTACAAAAGGAATCGGAACTGGTATTGAGAACATGAAAACTGCCGTCGCAAGAGGCATAGCCTCTATCCTGAAGTCTATCGGTACTGAGGATATATCTAGGGCCATAGGACTGATAGGTTCTACTTTCGAGAACAACACTAAATACGTAGTTAGCTTCATCAATACGCTGAAGGGTTTGATACCTATATTGAGGGAAGTAGGGCTGCAGATATACGGGGTTTATCAGCGTGTTGCTGATTATCTTGGCCCTAAACTTGAGGCCTTGTACGGAACTATACAGAATAGATTAGTACCCTCACTACTAAGATTGTGGCACGAGGTCATTGAACCGATACTGCCGGTGTTAGGAACCGCTCTTGTACTAGCTATCGGATTGGTTGTTGATGCGCTTAACTTACTTCTAGCCGTTATGACTCCCGTTATAACTTGGATGCTCGATCATAAAGTTGATGTTCTTGGGTTCGCTACAGCTTTCGGAATACTTGCAGTTGCTATGAACTTTAATGCTATCGTCGCTGCTTTTAATGGGGCTATCAATACTGCAATTATGACTATGGAGGTAATGCGACTTGTGACTATTCCAAATGCTCTAGCCAGCCTTGGTCAATTTGCTGCTGGGTTCGGGCCGGTAGGTATCGCCGCTGTCGCTGCTGCTGCCGTGATTATTGATGCAGGGAATAGGACGAAGGCAGCCTGGGATGATGCCAGTAGAGCAATATCTGGTGCATCAAAGTCAGATGATGCAGTCATAAGTCGTCTCAAAGATTTAAAGGCCAATGGTACACCTGCCCAAAAAGCACAAGCATCGAAAGCTTTAGCAGGGCTGGCAGCTGGTGGATCGTTCGCTACAGGTGGGTTTACAGGTATGGGTAATGCTAATGACGTGGCTGGTATAGTACATAAAGGCGAATATGTACTACCTAAGAGTGCTGTTGACCAGTCTACCGGAACCCCTAAAACAATGGGTGGCTCTAACATAAATGTAACCTTCCAGGGCATATTTACCGGATCAGAGATGGAGTTTAGAAAACTAGCGGTTAAGATGTTCAATGCTTATGATGATGCTAAGGGAATGGGTACGCTATGAGCTTCCTTTTGGCCGGTACAGCCATTAAAGGCCCTCAATCTATAGAGGAGTCTAACTCCACGCAAGTAGCCCAACAGCGCACTCTAGCTGGTTCTGTGGGACGGGACTACTTTGGTTCTAACAAACGTATTTGGCAATTGGAATATGCAAACGTAAACCCTACAGCATTCGGTGTCATTAAAACTATATACGACACTTATCGAACAACCGGAGCCACGCAGACATGGCAAATCACCGAAACTAACTATACTGTGGCTTCTACGCTAGTACATGTTGACGTGTTAGTAAGACAGTTTAACGTCAGGGGTTCTTCGTATATATCCGACTTCACTTTAATACTTACGGAAGCCTAAATGCAGTCGGTAAGCGCAGCCTTCACCGCTGAAGAGAAAGACACTGTCAGAAAGATA